TCAACGTCGTTGATCCGTCGCAATATGATCAGCATTTGCAGTCGCGGCCGGGCGAGGAAGCTGTTCTGAACGTGATGACACGGCGCCGGTTCGCGGTCAATAAAATTTTGAACGAGGGCGAACGGTGAGTTTCAATCAAGCTTTCAAATCTGGAACGCTTGTATATCAGGCCGGCACCAACATCGTTCCGTATGGGCCGGGAGGCGTCTTAGATACGCTGCGAAGCTTTGTCGTCGGAACGGCCGTTGCGGCCGAGGTGATCGACAACACACCGGACGGAAACATCACGTCGTTCAGCGGTACGCTCGCGCACTTTCCTTGTGGCCTTGGGCGGTTGACGATCACTTATACCATCGGCACGGTTGACTTCAAAGCAACGGACGACGGTTCCGGAAATATCGTTGACGAAGATCCGACTGGATCACTAACAACTGGAACTATCAGCTATGAGGACGGCGATTGGGCGCTCGTATTTAGCACGGCACCAGATGCCGGAAGCGATATCAAAGCCAAGTATATCTACGGCGAGCCGGGACGCGATTGGGAAGAGCTGCTATATCGTAACACAACTAATATGGACGGAACAGATGCAGGCTTCGGCGGAGGCTGCAAAGAGCTGATTATACGAAACACGGGAAAGACCGGCCAAGAAAATGTAATTATTGGTTTTCGCGAATTCTACTATGATGGAGGATCAAGCGGAGGTCTTAATTTCAATTGTTATGTTTATTTTCCGTCGTCAGCGCCGACCAGTTGGCTGTATAATGCTGTTGAACTAGGTTTTGTAACTTATCAAGCAACATGGAAAACATATCAAAAGCTTCCATCGATCCCTCTTCAACATCGTGGAACGACATCCTATTTTATTTACTCAAATCGACAACGAATCGTTCTTGTAATTAAAAACGGATCCAATTACGAATCGGGCTATTTGGGATTCGGACGGCGCTTTGGATCGCCTAGCCAGTATCCATATCCACTAGTAAACAAAGGAAGCCAGCTCTATACTACATCATTTACGTCACACGCGTCTACAACTAGTAACTGGAGAAAGTATATTCCGTTTTCTTATGTAAGTAATAGCGAAGGACACGCAACGATTATAGTTAGTCCGGCTAACCAATATCTATTTGCTTCCGGGCAGGATATGGGAGTTTCTCTTGAGCCGCGCACGCAATTTGTAACGACTCCGGGAACTCTTGTAGGATCACCATCAAAGAATGCTATGTTAACTTATCCAGTATATGTAGCTGGAAAGACAACTGTTTTTATGGATCTTGATGGCGTTTACGGGGCGGCGGGAAGTTCATTACAATCGGAAGACACTATCGATATTAGCAACAGGCGATGCACAGTATTCAACAACATAGCTTCGTCGGTCTATAATGATTTTATGGCTGTTGAGCGAGAAGAAATAACAACTACTTCGTCGTCTTCGTCTTCAACTACTTCTTGATAATTGAAATAAAAATTAGGAGATCTTATGGCCGTTCCGATTTTGAAAGATATACGACATGTCACGATCACAAGCGCACAAGACTTTTTGTCAAAGCTATCGTCGTTCGCCACTAGTTGCGGATGGACAACCGAGCTTCAAACAAGCAAAGCATGGTCTTCAATTGGCGGCGGAAAATATGGATGGGTTGCTGGCAATAAAGATTTTTTAGAGTGCAAATCAACCGGCCACGGCAGCCAAAAGCTTTGCTTTAGATTTTACATGGATGCCGGAGATGGAATAAGGCGCTTGCTTTATTATCAAGGAATAAAGCCGGACAACTGGATTTACAAAGATACTGTATCGACTATACCACATTTACAGGACACTTATAATACAACGTGGACATATATGTCCATACCACAAGGCGCGTTCTCAAATGGATGTTGGTTCTTTGGCAATAAACGAATTCTAATTGCTATTTTAGGATTTGCTGCGTCTCACATAGCAACATTCGCTGTTGGAATTCCAGAGCTAAACAAAGAACTTCAAGATGAAACTCAGATCTCTTGCGTATTTAACGGTTGTCAGTCCGGGTATTGGGACAATTACTATTGGGACAATTTTTCAAATAACCTTACTAATTGGAACAGTTTTCTTACTTACGTCGCAACAAACTCAAGTATAACTTCTCTTTGGTGGAAAGGGAGCGCGCGTTATATAGGATATTCAGCACCAACATATTATTCAGCTGGCGGATTTTTGTGTACCAACATATGCTACAATAATGACGTTGTAACCGGAGTATTTAATTATAGCGATAAGCTTCTTAGATACAACGCATATTCCGGAAAGCGTACTGCTATACAACCAACGGCTTTTTTTAGGGATCCATCAACATTGTTTTGGTATGTAGGCGGAGCGTTTCAGTTTGCGTGGATACACTTTTCCGGCTTATCCATGGGGCAAAAAATTAAATTTGGATCTGATACATATATTGTTTTTCCATCACTAACGATGTCTAACTTATACGGAATGGCATTTAGGGTTAGTGCCTGATGGCTAATCGAGTTGGTATTTCTCCGGCCGCTTTTTTATTCAACGGCGTTGATAAGGAAGATCTGTTTGTTTCAGCAAACAAGGATTTGTTTGATAAAACTGCCGGAGAAAAATTTGAAATATTTACTTGTGGTATAGCAGTTAATCATAAATATGAAGCAGAAATAGGCTTTTCTTATAAACAAAAAGGCTTTTTAACTACAACATACGGCCGCGATTTTATCTTTAATCGTCTTTGGTTTTCTCCGACTGAAATCGACGCGGGCTTCATTACCGAAGATCAGATAACGAACATCGAAATTTGGAATGCTTGGGAAGACGAACAACTTGTTTTTTCAATGGCAGCAGGCGTAGATTCGGATGGCACGACGCTGTTGCTTCCGAAACTACCAAGAATCCTACAGCCTGGTGCGGAGCTTACACTTCCTTTGACCGTGCATGAAGTCGGACCGGCTATTCAAGCCACCGTATGGACAATCACAATCGGCGGCGTTGATTATCAAGTCGTTGTTTCCGGCATTCGTGTTCTTTCAATGGCAGTTCCCCCGAATTGGGAGTCTCCGCCGTCGCTTACTTATCGGTTCGATAGCGTGATGTTTCAAACGGAGCGTTTCCACGAGCAGCGCCGGCCGATGTTCGATCTTCCGATCCGGATTCTTTCGGCCAAATACCTTGTGCAGGCGCGCGAGTCGCAGGTATTTTTCAACCTCGCTTCGTATGCTCACGACAAACTTTTCGGCGTTCCGATCTATAATGAAATGCTTGTGCCGACGCAAGCAGATAACGGCGATACAACGATAAAACTTGCCACGCCGACGGCCGATATGTACAACCTAAACAACAACGCTGAATACGTGATGATTATCGACCACGCTAACGAAGTCGGCGAAATCAAGGGAATCGACACGATAAGCGCGAACGAAATTGAGACGACGCGGCCGATCACAGGGGCGTATGCTATAAAAAACATCAGAGTATATCCTATCTTTTTCGGGCTTCTTAAGCGCATCGGATTTTCGGAAGCGACGGACCGGCACTCGGTCGTTGAGTTAGAGTTCGAAGAGTTTATCAACTGATGGCCGACGATATCAGGGATCTCGGTTCGGCGCCTTTGTGGCGGCATTCTCCCAATTGGGCGCGCGATCCGTCAACGGAAATCGTAATGCTTCGGCGCGTCATTTCCGAGCGCGGCACGCCGCATCGTCTCGTGCAACTTGAGAAAGACGTGCCGATCAATTTTGAGACAGAGTTTGTTTGTACGTCGAAGGCCGAAGAGAAAGCCGTTCTCGCGTTTTTCCACGGCTGCCGGGGCCGCGTCAAGCAATTTTGGATCGAACATCCGCGCTCGCTGTTCGATCTAAAGCGGTCGGCGCCTAATGGATCGTCGCAGCTCGCTTGTATCAACAACAACTTCGACAAGCAATATTGCGGCTACGAACGCTTCTATATGATAATGAACAACGGCGATCTCATAACAAGAAAAATCACCGGGGCAGAGTACGACAAAAACGACGACGAACTTATTTTATCATTTACTGGCGACACTGATCGGGATATCAACCTTGGCGACTATCAACGAATGGGCAGGCTGCTGCTGGTACGGCTTGATTCCGATGATCTCACGATTAGAATGGAAACGCCGTCGATATGTACGTTTTCGCTTAAGTTTGTAGAATTGGTCAACGAGTACGGCGCAGTATGAGCTACGCATCGAATCTTTCGAAGCACGCGCAAGACTCGATTCCGGAATTCTATCGGCTGATCACCGGAAACGAGACCGAGCGCTTCACATCATACAGAAACGACTTGACGTTTCTTGGTAACAAATGGCTGGCGCGACCGATTAAGCGTTCCGGCTTTCAGCGCGACACCGAATTCGGCGCGGTCAGCGTTACGATCACGGCGCTTATCTTGGGAACGCTCAAGCGGTACATTGCTAATCAGCCCGTCGAGCCTACGAATGTCACGATCTATCGGGCCACGTCCTCGGATCTGTCAAGCTATATCATATTGTTCGATGGCCAGATAACGAACGTCGCGGTTCAAGGCAACATGATTCAGGCCACCTGTGAAAACCGAAGCGCGTTTCTTCGGCAGCGGCTTCCTCGGGTTATTTATCAAGCGTTCTGCAACCATAACATTTTTGATGGAGGATGCGCGCTAAACTTGGCGGCCTATGCAGTCAGCGGCAAGATCAGCGGCATCGCAGGCAACACTATATCATGCGCGGCATGGGGAGCCAGGCCTAGCGAATGGTTTAGGGGCGGTCACGTCGTTGTAAGCCACGACATGAGGCTAATAACGGCGCACTCCGGCAACACGTTAACGCTGCAAACGGCGTTTGGTCAGTACGTCGTTCCGGGGCTAACAGCGACGGCCTATCCTGGCTGCGACGGCGATCCGGAGACATGCAAGAATAAGTACAACAATCTCGCGCACTTCCTCGGAATGCCATACATTCCGAGCCGCAATCCGGTCATATGGGGCTTCCATTGATAGCGCACTTCGCGGACGACAAAAATTTCGCAAGGATGCTCGCGATCATAGACTCGTGGATCGGCACTCCGTACCGGCACGGCACAATGATTCGGGGGCGCGGCGCCGATTGTACGCTGCTGCTAGGCGCTTGCTTGCTTGAGTACGGCATCTTAACGGATGTTGTTTGGGAATACTATCCTCACGACTGGTATTTGACGGCGACGGACGAACGGATTCTAAACGGCGTTGTCAAGCACTTCACGGAGCACGTGGCGCGCGGATTTTCAATTGAGCGCATCGCGCCTACAGATCCGCTCTTGCAGGGCGATTTGCTCGCGTTCGACACGACAAGGCGCGGCGTCTCTAATCACGCCGCTATGTTTATCGGCTGGCCGGGGCGGCCGCGCGAGGGGCGCGGCGAGATGGTTCACGCGCATCCTTTGTCCGGCGTCAGCCGCTTCCCGATGGCCGGCTTCTTTAGCCGACACTTAACAAACGTCTTTAGGATCGTTGAAGTCTAATGGGCCTTGACATTATCCTAGTCGCCGGAATACTCGCAGCCAGCGCGGCAGTTATCGCCACAATGCCACGCCGTAGCGGCGCAAGTAATAAGATGAAGCCGCAGAGCATAGAATCGTTCGCGCCTACTGCGAATCAAGAAGGCAGCGTCGTTCCATGGGTTCGCGGGCAAGTAAGGCTAAACTCAACACTGCTTTGGTATGGAAGACTCAGGTCGAAAAAAATAAAGGTCAACGCCGGCGGCAAGGGCATGGGCGGCAGTATGACCGTCGGTTATAAATACTATATGGATCTTTGGCACGCGCTCTGCCAGGGGCCGAACGCTCAGCTTGTGGCAGTATACGTCAATGATCGTAAGCTAGATAATCTTGGGGATCTTGGCACATACACTTTTAACGGCGGCAACGACGGTACCTATCCTACAGCGCCGGGACAATACGCCTCGCCAATGACGGGGATTGCTCATATATACCTTAACCAGTATTTTCTCGGCGAGAATGCAACAACGGTCCCGCCATTTCATTGGGTTGTTAACGTGCTGAGCAGCGCTCCTTTGACATATGCTAACGAAGCGAAGGGCTGCAACGCCGCCGCGATTATCTACGATCTGCTACTTGAGGCCGGCGTTCCGTCGGGCTATATCGACATTCCTTCGTTTCAGGAAGCGGCCACCTATTGGCACGGCAAGGGATACGATCTCAACGTCGCGCTCAGTTCGCAATCTCAGGTCAAGGATCATATCAACACGATCTTGCAGTATGTAGATGGCGCTTTGTACATTGACGCCAACAACAAATTTCGCCTAAAAGCCTTCCGTAGCACGGACGTTCCGGTGGCCACTATCACGACAAAAAAATTCAAAGAATTCAAACTGCAGCGCCGCTCTTGGGACGACGTGTTTACGGATTTTCGCGCGACATTTACAGACGAGACGGCAGACTATACCACGCGCGCGATGCGCGCGCGCAATCCGGCGGTCAGCGCGTTGATCGGCCACGACAATCAAAAGACGCTGGATCTAACCGCGTTCCGTGATCTCGACGCCGCTTCGGCGCGGCTATGGGACATCATGAAGCGTTTCAGTTATCCAGAGGCGCAGGTCTCTTGCACGGTTGGCATTGAGTACTCGGCGTATAATATCGGCGACGTCGTTTCGATAACTCACAAGGACTACGGGATCTCTAACGAGAACTATCGAATCGTAAGCAAGAGCGAAGAAGAGAACGACTCAAACGCCGTCCGCTTAGAGCTCACGCAAGATCTCGATACGATGATCGACAACAACTACCAGGCCGGCGGCGGCACGCTATGGCAAGAAGAGGATCTGGCGCCGAAAACACTGCACGCGCAGCGTGTCATTGAGCTTCCCTATACCGAGCGCTTCGGCGAGACGCCGGCTTTTCTTTGCTTGGCCGCACGCAAGGGCCAAGAGACGGGCTTCCACGTTGTCTATTCAACGGACGGCAACGACTATGAGGCGCACGAGACGCTTTCCGATTTCTCGCAATACGGAACGCTCGACGAAGCCTATCCAGCCGACACCGACGCGATAGACGATTATCGCGGCATCCTATTCACTCCGTACCGTGAAGATCCTATCTTTGAGGATCTTGTGCGCGCGAAACTTTTTGATTCGTCGCGGCTGGCCGTGATCGTGAATCCGTCAACGGGGGCGCACGAGATCCTTACGTTTCAGACTGTCACGCCGGAGGGCGCAAACAGCTTCCGGCTCGGCGGCGTGATTCGCGGGCTGATGAATACCGAGCCGCAAGCGTGGTCAATCGGCCATCACGTTTGGCTAACAAACGTCGGGGACAACATCATTACGGGAATCACAGCGCCTTCGTTTTACCTTAAGTTTCTTCCGTACTGGGGCGGGCTATCGGTTCCGGTTGCTTCGGCGTCGCCGATCAGCGTCTCCGGCGCCGGCCGCGCGCGGATCCCGTGGCCGGTTTCAAGAATCAAAGTCGTCAAGTCGGGGAGCTCAAACACGGTCACGGTATGGCCGACGGAGCGACTGTATCCGGGCGCGGGCGCACGCTCCGGCAGCGCGCAGGTTGACCAAGATCCGCCGTTGTACGTCGGCGATTTTGTTTGGACTATCAACAACTGGACATCGGCTACGGTATCGCCTTCTTATACTTGGACAATAACTCAGGCGGGCGGCTTTACGCTGATGATCAGATCGCGCACAAACGGCATTATGTCCGCGCAAGTTTCTTGCACGGTTGGGGCGAGCAACGGAACCTATTACGGCTAAGGCGCAACAATGATTCTAAGTCCGACACAACTTGAAAAACTTCGGTACTCTTGCCAAGGATGGGTTGCAGTATTCAACGAGAATATGGAACGGCTAAACGACACGCTGCTAAAAGTCGCGAGCCTTACCGACGTGCAGCTATCAGGCCTTGCCGATGGCGACGTTTTACGATATAATAGCGGCACTAAGAAATGGGTTAATGTTAAGTCAGGCTTTCTGACCACTACGACGACATAGGGACATGGGCGCTTACATCAGCGGCACGAAAATTTTTCAGGATACCGGCCTTGAGCAAGCGGCATACGATCTTCCGGGCTGGATCCATATTTTCAATAAAAATTTTGATCTATTGAATCGTGCGTTGTTGCGGATCGACGGCCTAGTTGACGTTGACGCTTCGGCGCTCGCGAATGGAGGGGTTTTGACGTGGAATTCAACGAAGTCGAAATGGGAGGTTAAATTTTACTGATGGCAGTACTTTCTCCATCTGGATTACAAACGGCAGATACCGGCGCGTCGAATTGGATAACGATATTTAATAACAATTGGGAGCGGCTTAATGATGTTCTATTAAAATTGTCGGCGCTTCAAGATGTTGATATTTTAGGGCTTGCCAACGGGAACGTTTTGCGGTATAATATAGGATCAGGGAAATGGAAGCCGTGGAAACCGCAGCGGCAACCGCTTCCGTAACAAGAATCGAGGTCAAAAATGGCAGCCACTAGATCGTTCGTCCTTGAAAACGGCGGGAGAAAGTTCTGGTTAGTCCTCATTGTCATCATGTTTGCATTCTTGAGCGAAGCGTTCGCGCTCGGCATTTCTCGTGAGACGATCCGGGATTGCTTGATCGCGGCCGTTGGCGGCAGCGGCGCGATTGCTCTTGAGGATAGTTTAAGGGCTCTCTTTGGGCAAAAGAAAGCCGTTCCGATTGACGACGGCGAGAAAGCGGAGGAATGATCATGGAGTCCGAGAAGCGCGGCGTTGTTAGTGTTTCCGTTTGCTTGATCGCGGCGGCGTTTTTGCTGATCGCGATCTCTTGTTTGATGTCCGGATGCGTCGGCATTAACAAGCTTGCGAATATGTCGCCGACGGAGCGCGCGACATGGATGATGGGTATCTACAACGCCGAATACGAACTGGCGCAAAAGCAATACGAAACTTACGTCTTAGATCCGGATGCAAATCCGGCGCTTCTCAAGGTTCTAAAGGCCAAGCAGACTATCTTCGAGAAAGTCTATCCTCTTATCCTTTGCTATGTGACAGCCGTCAGAAACGGCGATGAGATCGATATCCACATTGAGGGGCTGATCATCGCCTTGCTGCAAGAGCTTGCCGATCCGATTATCAACGCCGTTCCGGCGGGGAGCGATAAACTATGAACGCACAGACCGCAGTAGCAGCCGCCATCGGACTAATCAATACGCTATTGACGGCGATCATGGAAGCAAACAAGATCGCCGGCTACTCGGAAGCGCAGCTTGCCGAGAAGTTTAACGCAGAGTTCGCCAAGTTCAAGGCCAATGATCCGAAACTAAGGCCGATCCTGTAATTATTCGTCAGGCTAGAGGTGCAATATGATGAAGGTGGCCATCCTTACCAACTTCAACGAGTTCCATCCTGGATACTCGTTGACGGGGATCGTATGTGATCAGGCGCGGATGCTCTATGAGCACGGCAACGAAGTTCACGTCTTCGCGAGCGAAGAATTCAACGACAAAAGCTTTCCGGCGCCCGCTAAGGCAACACTTCACGCGGGGCCGGGGCGCGGCGTCCCACAGTCAAAGCTCATAGACTATCGCTCGCGCGACGACATCAGCCCCGAGCATGTTAAGCACGCCAACCGAATCGCCGACTTCTTGGCGCGCGAGCTTCAAGATTTCGATATCGCATTCTCGCACGACTGGATCTTTACCGGCTGGAATTTACCATACTCGGCCGGCATTAAGATGGCGAATCAACGCTTGCCGAAGCTAGGCTGGATGCACTGGCTGCACTCAATACCGACGCAGCATTTTGACTGGTGGCGAGGTGAGGAATACGGCCACCGGCACCGAATCATTTCACCGTCGAAGTCAATGATTAACCACACTCACGACGCCTACAAATGCGATCGTGAAATGATAGTCGCGATCCCACACATCAAGGATCTCCGGACGTGGTTTGACTTCTCGGACGAAGCTTGTGATTTTATCGCCGACCATCCGAATGCAATGCAAGCCGACGTCGTTTGCGTTTATCCGGCCTCTTCGGATCGCTTGACGGCTAAAAACGTTGGCGCGGTCATTAGCATCATCGGCGCAATGAAGCGGCGTTGTTTGTCGGTATGTCTTATCATTGCTAATCAATGGGCAACGGGCCGACAGCGTCGACAGGATCTTCAGCAGTTTATCGATCTCGCCGAGGAAGCGAAGCTGGCCGTCGATAGCGAGTTTATCTTTACAAGCGAATGGCGGCGGCCGCAATACTCAACTGGCATTTCTAAGCGGTTTCTCCGCGAGCTTATGATGTGCGGGAACCTGTTTATTTTCCCGACTCGCGAAGAGTCCTTCGGCCTTGTCTCGCCGGAAGCCGCTTTGTGCGGTAACTTCCTTGTCCTCAACCGTAATCTCCCGGTTCTCGGCGAAGTCCTACTTGACGAAGGCTTGTATCTTCCGTTTCACTCATTCGAGAATCAATTGAACGTCGATCCGGATGTATGGATTCACATCCTCGATCACTATGCGGGGGTTATTTTGTCGCGGATGCGGCATAACGAGTCCATTATGACGCGAACGATGGTGCGACAAACACTCAACTATGATCGGCTATACTTGCGGCACTATGAGCCGCTAATGCACGAGCTTATTAGAGAATCTGAGCAAAGCTAACTATGGCGGACGGAGATCCGATGAACACCTCGCCTAACCACACGCACACAACCCACACTCATCATTGCCACCTTGCGCCTCAGCCTCTTCGAGATCAGCCGTCCGCCGTTTCTATTCGCGCACACAACGGCCTCGGCGACGCTTTGTTTTTGACGCCGACACTTCGCGCTATCGGAGAATCGTACCCACAGACAAAGGTGATCGTCAACACTTGTTGGCCGGAGATCTTTGAACGCAGTCCGTTTGTCCACGAGATAACAAGGGAGAAGCGCGGCGTTTTCCTCAAATATCCTGATCCGGCCAGCGGCATCCGGCCGACAAAGCACATTATTCTTCACGATTGGGATATCGTAAAAGACGCGTGCGGGCTTGATCGCTTGGCGCCGATTGCCGACGTCGTTCCGGAAATATTCTTTGAGTACAAGCGCGGCGGGCTGGATGGGCCGGTTGGGGTTCAATTTGAGCGAAAGCGGAAATGGTACGGAAAGAAAATGTGGCCGCACACACAAGAGCTTCTCGGGCGCAGCGGCTTCGTTCCGATTCCGGTCAAAGGCGGCATAAAAAAGCTCGCCGAATTTCTCACGGGCTGCCGAGCCGTGGTGTGCGACGAGGGCGGCATTCAGCACTTGTGCGCGGCGCTTCGAGTTCCATGTGTTGTTGTCTACGGCGGCTTCATACGTCCGGAGCATACGGGCTACAGCTTTCATAGAAATATCGCGTCGCGGCAGGTTTGCTCGGACGGCTGCTACAACATCCATCCGTGCAAAGCAAGTCTTAACAAGAACGATCCGCCGCCTTGCTTATTAAATATTTCGGTCCAAACTGTTATTGACGCCGTTAACGAGATTGTTTCTAATGAACAAGAAAAATTGCCGAAAGCTTAACCTAGGGTCTGGCAACGTTCTCAAGCCAGACTTCATAAATTTTGATTGCGTCGAGATCGAGCGCGGCGGACAAAAGACCGATGTCATCGGCAGAATCGAAGACGTGTTGTCGATCTTTGGGCCGAAGCGGTTCGACTTCATTCTTTGCTCGCACGTTATCGAACATTTTTACCGATCGGACGCGGCTAAAGTTTTAGCCGATTGTTTGGAGTTGTTGAAGCCGTCCGGAACGCTGTTGGTCGAAGCCCCTGATATTAGCAAGGTCTTAGATCTGTATTACAACAAGAAGATCGGCCTTGAGTACGTTATAGAGTGTATGTACGGCATTGAAGCGCATCGCTTGAAATGGGGCGATTGGGGAGTTCATCGTTCGGGCTGGACGGGGAAGCTTTTAGCTGAAGAAATGAAGCGCATCGGATTTGTCGATGTTGTAGTCGGCGATGGCACGACGCATCGGCATCCGGAGAGAGATCTTAGAGTAACTGGAAAGCGAGGATGAGTTATGGCAAAGAAGCGTAAGGCGGCCGAGCCCGAGTCATTGAGAGTTGTCGCGGATTCCGGAACAGCCGAGCATAAAGCGGTCGCGGTAATTTGGTACGACGCGTCTTGCAACAATGGATGGATGTCTCATCACGACGCCGACGCTTGCCAGCCCATGAAAACCGTCAGCTTCGGTATGCTGATTTCCGAGGAAGACAACATCGTTGTGTCAATGACGGCTAACGCCAACAATATCACGGAAGTCCTGTCGATCCCTTGCGGATGGGTTAAGAAGATTATTCCGTTAACCGCGAGCGACGATACGGAGTCGATCGATCTTGACGACGACGAGGAATAGCAATGAAAGTTAGCGTGATCATTCCGTATTGCCAGGAGTGGCCAGCAATCGTCTTCACGCTCCGCGCAGTCCACGAGGAATTGTCCGAGATCGATCATGAAATAATCGCGGTCGATAATTGGTGCGAGGAAGTCGAACATCAGGTCGGCGGCAAGGAAAACGCCGACCAAGGCCACGCGCGCGTTAGCAAGAAAGACGGCAAGGCGCACCAAAGCCACATCAGGCTTCAAGCCGCGCTCGGCGACAAGCCTTGGTTGAAGTACGTTGAGTATCACGACAAGCTTTCGCATTGGCAAGCCAAGAATGCGGCCGTTGCAGCGTCTTCCGGGGACGTGATCTTGTCCGTTGACGCGCACGTTGTACCGGGCCGAGGATCACTATCGTCGGCGCTCAAGTATTTCGAGCAACACAAAGAAGAGCTCGACGGTTCGTTGCACGTTCCGCTTACCTATCACATCCTCGAAGATCGGCGGCTGATCTACGCGCTCAAGGCCGATGCCGATAAGGGCACAGCGCACTACTGCTTTTCGTCGGCGCCGGATCAGCGGCCGCCACATTTTCCGGCGTTCGAAGTTCCATGTATGAGCACTTGCGGCGTAATCTTCGCGCGCGAAACATACGATCTCCTCGGCGGTTGGCCGCGCGAGCTTGGGATCTATGGCGGCGGTGAGAATTTTTTCAACTTCTCGCTCGCGGTCCTCGGAAAGAAGAAATGGATCTTCAACGCCGGCGCTCCGCTACACCATCACGGGGACAAGCGCGGCTACCACTGGAACTACGGCGATTATCTCCGCAACCAAACGCTCGCGGCCTTTATCTATGGCGGCCACGTATGGGCTGAGAAGTTCATTTTCAATCATCGCGACTATGAGCAATGGAAGAAAAAGGCCGGCGCGATCCTCGACGACGTGTTTGATTCTGGAGCAGCGCATCGCGCTCTTATCGCCAGTAAACAAAAAACCACGATCGAAGAATGGATCTCACGATGGAGTACGAGAAACTGTTAGAGTTTGCGGTCACACTTGAACGGCGCGTTATTCTTCCGGGTATATGTTCGAAGCGAATCGGAAAAATAGTATGGACGCCGTTCCGCTCCGGCCCCATACTACAGCCAGCGATCGCCAAGGCCGTTGGCACGCGATTCTTTTATCCATCGCCCGCCGTTATCAATTATTTCGGTCTTTACAAGCGGTCAACTGGATTTATGGCACTGGCTGTAGCCGACGCTTGGAAGACGGCGGGCGCGCTTGTGCCGATGGTTACAGTCAGCGAGCTTAAAGAAAAAAATTTTATTGAAGAATCGTCAACGGATCTTATCCAAGAATTTCGTAAATTTAAGGCTGCGATTATTGCGTTGCGTTCATAAGTCTATCGGCCAGATGGCCGATAGAATGGCCGATAGAATGGCCGCCGATAGCTGTTAACAAAAAGGTTAATACTTATTAAGGCCGACGCCATCGCGTCGGCCTTTTTTGTTGTTCGCCGGGCCGCCGGCCTCGGGCCCGCCGGGGAAGAGGCCGCGCTCCGCCGGGGCCGGGGAGCCGCCGGGCCCTCAGGGGCGGCAGACGGCGGCAGCCGGCTACAATCGCGTGAGGGCGAGGGCTAGCTCGGAGAAAATTAAAGTTTTTTTCCAACACGCAGATGCAGTTTTTTTCATTTCTTCGGCCGTCATGTCTCCGAGCCGGTCAGCCGCAAACGGGCCTTTGAATAAATAATAATCTTTGTCAACTTGTACCAATACAAAAACGCCGACGGACGCCGCGCCGAACAGCCGCAGCCACGCGCGTTGTATCGGCGTAAAGCTCGGCACGCGAACAGGGGTCTCTGGTCTCTTGGGATAACACGGTACAAACTTCAGTTCGAGCAGCCCGACGCGCGGCGGGCACAATGGAATTTTTGTCTTCGTAGCAAACAACACATCCGGCACGCCGGACGAATAGCGATCCTCAAGCCGCTGCAGCGCGAGCCGACCATCCTTTTTGAGCCCCGCCTGTACAACTTTCCACAACGTTTTCTCACTCATCGCTCAGTCCTCGTGGGCAGGTCATCCGGAAACGGCAGATGTTTATCAACGTCGCGCGGATCTGGCAGGGCGCGCTTGACGATCTTCAAAAGCTCATCGTCGTCTTCGCTTGCATGGAAGATCGGAACGCCGGAGCGCCTCGCGATTTCCATTTCCATTCGCGTTCCGAGCGACGTCTGCCATCCTTGTAGCACATACATCGCGTCGCACCTTCGGATCTGCTCGAAGTCAGACCAAAGCAGGTCAATCGTACTAACAGCGCCGTCGATCATATACGTATTCTTGTGCGGGCAGATCACCGACGCTCCGGCGTTCATCAGCATGATCATGGCGGCCTCGGCCGCGCGCACATTTTCGTTAAGCTTGGCATACGTCGGCGCGGTATACGGGCCGGACACGTAAACAAGAAGTCGGCGCGGCGATTTTGTCATCACTTGCTCCTCAGCAATTCCACCGGCTGCGAGCCCCAATCGGCTTTAAGCTCGGCCTCAACAACGATCGGTACCTTAAACTTGATCGCGTTTTCCATGATCCGGATGCTTTCGCTGAAAGCCTCGCGGCCCTCTTTAGTATCTGGAACGGACCAATCTAGTTCGTCATGAATAGTTAAGAGCGGCGGTCCGAGCACGTCGCAGACTCCGCTTTCCCATATGTCGAGCATCGCTTTCTTCATAAGGTCGGCCGCCGAGCCTTGGATCACGGCGTTTAGCGCCTTGTAGGTGAATGCACGCTTGATTCCGCCGCGCGGCCTCGGCTGCGAGCGAATCCACGCCAACACGGCCGCTCCGTCCGTCGTCGGTTCGTTCGCTTGTCTCCACTGCACCGATAAGTTCCAGTCGGACGGTTCGAAGAATATGAAGCGTCGCCGGCGGCCTAAAATCGTTTTGACGTGTCCGCGATCTCGCGCCACGTCGCCGGCTTCATACATCGTCCGCTTGATAAACGGAAGCATACGATGATAATTGCCGAGTAGCTCGCGCGCCTCGGCTTCCGGTAGCCCAAGCGACGCGGCCAACTTCGCGACTCCCATTCCGTACACAACGCCGAAATTGATCGCCTTCGCCAGCTTCCGTTGTTGCTTCTTGTCAATGTGATCGCCGAAGCCGCCAGCCTCATGCACCATTTCAGCGCAAGCAGCGTGGAAGTCTACGTCTGGATCGGCGTTGAATATGTCACGAATTTTTTCGGAGCCTTCGCCTCGGGCGTAGTGCGCCAAGATCCGCAGCTCGATCTGCGAATAGTCGGCGCGGCCCCACAGCTCGCCAGCCTCGGGGACGAATAGGGATCTGATCATGGGGCCGAGCTCTTCGTCTCGCGACGGAACGAACTGCATGTTCGGGTTCGAGCTAGAAAAGCGCCCCGTTACCGTTCCGTATTCCTCGGTCCGTAGTTGGTGAAATTGCGTATGGATCTTTCCGTTGATCTCATTCGATAGAATGGATGACTCAAGAAATGTCCCAAGCAGCTTGTCCCACCGGCGTGCGTCGAGCACGGCCGCGCCGATAGGATGCGACACTCTTCCGAGCCAGCCTTGCTGAAACTGCGGAGCGTTTGTCTTCTCGGTTCGGTTGTATTCGACGCCAACGGAATCGAATGCGACGGCCAACGACTCGGCCGCCCAAAAGTCCACTTCGCGGCCCGCTATTCTGTTAAGGGCTTCCGACGCCGCGTTTCTCTTCTCTTGCACATACAGCCTGATGCTTTTGACGCGCTCGGTATCGATACGAACGCCGCGCCGGCGCATTGCCAAGAGCAGCGGTATCAGCCGCTCCTCAAGCTCGAACAAATCCCAAAGGCCGTCTTCCTTGAGAAGCGCGCGTTGCTTTTCAAACACGCGCAGCGTTCGATTAGCGTCGGCCTCGGCATACGGCCCGACATACTCTGGCGGCAGCTCCCAAATGTGCGAATGCGCGGATTCGCGCCGCCAGCCGCGCGCCTCGCACGCCGCGAACAAAAGCTCTTCGTCCTTGCCTTCGCCAAGATATGCAAGAGCAAGAGAGTCAAGATTGTATGTCCGGCGATTGTCGTCGAGCACGGCCTCAGCGTGTTGCACATCGTAGAACGGACCGGCCACGGGGACGCCGGCTTCGTACAAGTAATCGAGATCGTAAATGATGTTTGCGCCGACTTTCGCTTGTCCTTTGCGGCAGAGCTCCGCCTTTGCCCAAGAAATGACGGCACTCCGGGGCAACTGTTTTCCGCTCGCGCGATGGTCGAACGGGAAATACCATTGCTTACCGGGGACCGCGACGGAGATTCCGACGATAAAGCCGCCGCGCCGGACGGATGGGCCGAGCTCCTTTAGATCCGGATCGCACGTCTCGGTATCGATTGCGATCAGGGAATGAGAGGACAAGTCGGGGAGATCTTGAGGGCACTGCCAGGCCATCGGTTTTCCTTTATATCGTCAACAGAAATTCGGACACGTCCTTGCGCCTATCGTCGCGCGCCCAAGCAATGTGGCAGCCTCGGCATCCCACATCGTCGTATCGCCAAGCCTCGACGGAGCGCCTCGGCTCGCCGATAAACCCTTTGCTATGATGCCACGCATCCGAATTGCATAGCGCCGGATTCACGCGCACAACAACGCCGCTTAATGGCAACACTCCGTCGTACCGAGTCTCGCGCGTCTGATGCTTGTGGCCGACATGGATTTCTCGGCACGTCGCCTTTGACCAAAGATCGCGCGCTTCGTTGGAGAAGATTTGCGCGAGCCGGTTCGGCGGGCACTCGGCCCCGTGATCGTATCCTAACAACACGCCGCCATGCATTCGGTACTTACGGGGATTAGCTCGAAGGTCGATCCGCATGCGGCCGATGTTGCGGTACCGTTGAGCCAACGCCGCGATCAGCGTAAAAGACGATGTGACATCGTGATTCCCGGGGACATACAGAAGCTCGACGTACCTTGCGATCTCAAGAGCGCGCTCTACCATATAGCTTAAACACCGCAGAGCGGCAAGATATACTCTTGCGTACCTTGTATCGGTATCGAGAGGGTGATCGCCGTGAGCAGTCTTCATTCTGCAACTGTCGAAGTGCATGAAGTCGTTGCCGATCGGCATGATGATATGCTTGATAGGATACTGCCGAAGCTCTTCTACAATGTCGTCGATTGAGTTATAGATCCGATGGCACGCGATATCCACGTCCCAATCAGCGCCGGTCTCGGTGCTCCAGGCGTAGCTCCCGATGTGCGCGTCCCACAGTCCCCATGACACGATCTGATTTTGCTTAGCCGGCTTGGGGGCCCTGATGGTATTCTTGATCGGCTTGACGTTCTCGCGGACAAACTGCAAGATCGCGTCTTCCAATTGCTCGGAAATAACACGCTGGCACGTTATCTTCGATTGATACAACCGGACGGTCTTATGTGATCCGGTCGGGAGCTTGTAGAAGCCACTCCATACGTTGCCTTTGTACCACGTCGGAATCCACCGCTTCGGATCGAGCTTGCAAGCAGCCATCATTTCTTGCTCGCTCATCGGCCGGTCGATTTTCACGGCTTCTATGGTTCCGTCAACTTCCGTCCGATCTTGCACGCTGCCGACGTCGGCCGGGGGCGGCCCACCGGAAACATCGGGCTTGATTACGGCGCCGCCGGCCGGAGAATAGCATCGAATCCAGCGTCGGACGGTTGTTTCGCCGACTTTGTGTTTGTCGGCAATATCTTGCAGCGACCATCCTTTGCGCCGAAGCGCAACTGCATCAGAGATCCTCGGATCGTTGCCTTGAGCCGCCGGTTCTTGATTCGCGCGCCGCTTATTCTTTCGCATTTATTTCCCCGTTCTGTAAAAAGACTCCGATGCTATGCCAAAGCCAAGGAAACTTTTCGCCGATATAGCGAATGATGGTCATAAGAGTATTCCACGGCCTTGCGTTTTGCATGTCGTATACATCGATCCGCGTCCTATTCATGGATAGCCTCGGGGCTACCAACCGCGATACCAAACGATGCTCTTCTTCGTAAGCACGAACGATTCTGTAGTACACTTGCCGGACGCTCTTCTTGAAGTCGTCCGGCTTCCATTCTTTGCGCTCTTCCGACATCGCCACCGCTTCGTATCGGTTCGGCGGCATAGTGAATATAAACAACGGATCATGCTTCGCGATAAATTTTAGCAGCGTCTTATAGCAAGCTTCGTCGCTCGGCCGAACGGATTTCCGGATCGACTTTCCATACACTCGCTCCGATATGGCCGGGCACCGGTCTAAGATCGTCGGCTTGTCCGGATCAAACGAAAGCATCCAGTCAAGCCGGCGTTGTCCCTCGGCGTCGTCTTCCGGGGGGCCGCCAAAGCGGACATACTCGATAGCGGGATACAACGCTAGCACGCGCTTTATCAACGTTGTCTTTCCCGAGCCGTCGGGACCTTCTACGACGATCATTCTTCACCTCGTAAGCAATGGGGCGACATAAATAAAGTCTCTTTATGTCTATTAGCTTCATCGCTATTGACTATGTTTTTATTTCTTGCTATCTTTGAATATCCGCCGGAGGTCGACCACCTATAAATACTCCATCCGTGTTTCAAAAGATCTTCGTGTTCCTCATAATAGCCGGCAAGCACGATCCGATAACGCGGATCGGCGCCGCGCTTCTTTGCCCATTCACGGACATCATGCGCGACGGACAACGAATCGTATTTGCCGTATATTTTTTCGTTTCGCTTCGCTATATCAGAATACGGCGGGTCAAAGAAAATTCCGCATGTTTTCCAATTTGTCGCTTGCCAGTTTCCGCCACAGACTCGCGACCAGTCGCCGCAAACGACGCGGACATATCGTAGTCGCTCAGACAAAGATCTAAACCAAGTCCACAGCGCTTCCTTATAAGGCGCGCGCGGATCATTATTCGTTGTGTTTGTAGTATTTTGTATTAGTCCGGTTTTATGTACACCTCCTCCCTTGTCGCCAACTTGCGGCATTTGTTTAGGACTTTTCATTCCGTTTCCTATCCAACACGATGCGCCCCATATCCAATAGCCGGCCATTATCGGATCGTACCATCGTTCGTCTTCACATAATCGTTGTAACAAACGATCCTCTTCTCTGATTAAAGCGGCTTTGCGTGCCATTAAGTCAGCATGATTAACGGGCCAATCGCACCATCGCGCAACTTCGTCGGGATGAAATTGTATTGCTCGCCACGCATTCGCGACGAATCCGTTTTTATCGCAAACGGTTTCTGTACGCTTCGGCATCCAATTCGGGCGCGCGAGCAACACGGCGCCGGATCCAAAAAACGGTTCGATATAGTGATCCGGATCGCCGAGGGCCGCCCACACTTTATCGGCGACACGGCGCTTTCCTCCGAAATACGGGAACGGGGCCTGTAGACTCATTCGTTCGTCTCCTC